TGGTCCGGCAGTAAGCCTGATAATAGGCGTAAAAAGAATACTGATAAGAAAGGTAAGAAGTAATGGCAGATATAGCAACTAATGTAAATGAGCTATTGAATGTTGCTCAAGGTAGTGCTTCAAACAGCCTTGAGTATTCTTCTGATTTTGGAAATAAATCTTTTTCAGCGGCTTGTAATGAAGTGGCGGCAGCATTACCTATCGAGGCATTGCTGGTTGTAGCTCCATATACAGCAACTCGTACTGGTATCAATCAAAAGCGTATACTTCAAGTTAAGCGAACAAATGGTAGTATTGATGTGGTATGTAGAGAGCTTGATGCAACTGAAGCTCATAAAGCTCAGGATTCAAATTCATTATATCATATCAGCACCAATGAAGCCAACTATCCTGGATATTATTTAATTAACAATGAATCAGGGGCAAGTACGATAGAGGTATTGCCTAATAATACTGGTGTAAAAATATTTTATTATGACAATGATATAACAAGAGTTCTTAGTGATGCTGCGACTGATGGGACTCACTTCGGCGGTATACCTGAAAACGCATATCAAGCAGTTATATACAAGACTTGCATTAACATCTTAGTAAAACTTATTAGTGATGCTGTGCAAGATGATGAAGATTCAGAAATGCTACAAATGCTTAATAATCAAGCACAATTACTACAAGGGTTATATGCATCAGCATTAAATGCTGCAGGGGCCAATATGGCACCAGAAGGAGCTTAAATGAGCAAGCAAGAGATGATAGAACTAGTTCAGCAACATCACCCTTATATGGGTATGAAAGAGATTATTAGGCTTTTAAATAGAGCTAAAGATAACTTTTGCATGGAAAGCGAAGTTGTAGAAGATACATGGACTGTGTCAACTGCAGTAGACCAAAGGCATTATGGACTTGATAGTAATATATTGAAAATTAAAAAAGTTACTTTAAATGATGTAGTTATACCAAGGCTTACTGGAAATTTACCTATTAATGATACTACAGGAACGGAGTCGTAATGGCTGTTGATAAAGAAAGATTCTGGTATACAGAGAATAAACATATAGGTGTTGTAGAAAAAGATGGAACTACGACTACTACTGATGGAGTTATTAGTCAGTATAAATCAATATCAGAGGCTAAGACATTAAGGATTTTTGCAATATCAGTAGATGCCGACCTTAGTGCAACCTTAGGTGATGCGGCTTTTACTAATATCCCATCGCAATTTCATGAAGCAATAGTATTTAAGGCTATCGCATATGGTTATTTAGACCCACGTAATATGGAGATGAATAACGCAGCTAATTTCACTCAAATGTATGACCAAGGGGTTAAGCGTGCTAAGAAATATGTACGTTCACAAAATATTACTACTGGTCAAATAACACCACACGAATTTTAGGATAATATATGGCAACTTGGAATAGAGAAAGTGTTGCTCAGAGTAGCACTAATACATATGGGGATGTAGCTATAACAGGAGACGTTGGTATAGGGACTACCACACCAGCCTCTCCCCTTGAAATTAAGCGTACTGATACTGGTGACTATATTACATTTGACCATAACGGAACAGATGTAGGAACTGTTGAATGTGCGAGTAATAGACTTTCACTAAATGGAATTGCTGGTGGAAATATAGTTATAAATCAAAACGCTATTGATGTTGATTTTCAGGTTAAGCCTGATACTGGACATGGACTTTTTCTTGAAGGTTCTTCTGGCAAAGTCGGTATTGGAACTATAACGCCATCTACAAATCTGCATATATATGATGATACAGACAATGCACCTAATATATATCTAGAAAATGTAGATAGTGATTCTAATTCTGGTGGGAATCTTATTTTTAGGTCACAAGATAGTAATGGTGACTTGGTTGACAATCAGATTGTAGGTGATTTAGTTTGGCAAGGATATAATAATTCTAAGAGCGGTGAAGCTGGTTACGATAATATGGCTCTTATTAGAGGAAGGGTTGATGGAACTCCTGATGGAAGTGATGCAGATATGCCTGGGGAGCTTGCATTTTATACTACTGCTGATGATGGGGCTCTTGCCCAGAGGATGGCAATTCGCTCTTCTGGAAATATCGGCATTGGAACTGGAACTCCTTCAACAGCGCTTCAGGTTTCTGGGACAGTAACAGCAACAACTTTTGCTGGTAATCTGACTGGGAATGTAACTGGGAATTTAGCAGGCAACGTAACCGGGTCTAACTGGACTGGTACTTTAAATATAAGTGGCACTACCACTGTAGCGGCTAATCTATCATCAATGTACTCAAATTCAGGGGGAGGGGTTTCACTACTGGCATGGAATCAGTCTGGGGATGATGATAGTTCTGCTAACCTTGGGTTAATTACAGTTAGTAATAATGCCGATGTATATTGCTCATTTATGCATTCAATGGAAGACGACCCTGATGAAAAATGGTCTTTAGGTGTTGATGGTAGTTCTGATACATTCAAATTGTCTTATGCTGCGACTAATGGTGCTGTTACTCCATCGGCAAGTGCTAGTTACGATTTAATGAATATTACTAAAGCGGGAGTGGTAACTATACCAGGGTCATTAATAGCTAAACAACAAGTTAACATCCCTTCTTATATGGCAGGAGACATCAATACATCTGAAATGTTTATTTCACTGCAAGGATATGCTACTATGTCAGCCGAAATGAATTATGGGCACAATTATGTATTTCCATGCAATGGAGTCTTAAAGCATGTTTATTTTATAGCAAATGACTGGAATCCAAATGATTCATCTAATACGCAATCATGGAAATGCTATAGATTCCGCCCTGACGGTTCTACGAATACTGGTGCATATGATACAAAAGGGAATTGGACTGTATTAGAAACTGTATCTAAAGCTAATGGAGTATTGCAAGCTCAAGGTAGAGGTATATTTGTTGATTTTACAGACTCTACCTGTTCTTTTAATAAAGGTGACTTAATGGGAATTTCATTGACAAATTCAGTAGATGTTACCGATAGTGTTACGGACCAAATAACTATGGTAGTTTCAATAGAGCTTGATTGGAATAATGCTTTAACAGGCAATATATAAACAGGAGACTTAAATGTCTAAAGTAAAAGATGCAAAGTACGAAGAGTTAAAGAAAGAAGCAGATAAGCCTACGATTGAGTCGTCTATTGAGTCATTGACTGTACAATTGAAGGAGTATCGTGAAAAGACTGAATATTTTAAGACAATGGCTATTAAGGCTGAAGGTGCTTTAGAAGTATTAAATCAGTTACGCGAGGATAGCGAGTGATGGAAGATTCATTAAAAACATCTGTAGTCGGAATAACTGGGAGCGCCCTAACAGGCCTTGGTATATTGCCAGATATAGTATCTGTTGCTGTTGGACTAGTAACTATAGTATATTTACTTATTAAAATTCAAACTGAATTAACAAAAAACAAGGAGAAGTGATGCCAGCATTATTAGCATGGATTACCAAAACCTTTTTAACTGAAAAAATCCTAAAGCAATTATTGTCTATTTTAGGAGACTATTTAGTAAAGTCTTCTAAGAATAAGCTTGATGATGCTTTATGGGCTAAAGTTAAAAAAGTTTTAATAAAATAGTGGATAATAGAGTAGCTACTATTTTTGAGTTAACTCAAGCGCTTGGCAATCCTGGACAAGTGCTTGAAGCATTAGGTGTAGTTGAGGACACCGTATTTAGGAAATGTCCTAAAAAATGTACACACTGTGAATGCAAGAAGTTTGAGACATTAGAGCTTGTTGGAATATCTACCAAGCCTTTGTTTTATGAGTGCGTAGCATGTGGCACATTACACTTAAAATATACACGAGACTGGGTTGAACAGCAGTTTACCAAAATCGATGGATTGTGGACTAATCCAAATGATTGGGAAGAACCAGAAGACCCAGAGCTCCCAAACTAGGAGTTAATATGGATAAAGGCGTAACCAAACGCTTTATTGTAACACCAGATAAGCATGCACCTTTCGAGGATAAAAAAGCTATCAAGGTGTTAAAGAAGGCTATTGAAATCATACAACCTGATGGTTATATTGACCTAGGGGATTTCGGAGAATGGGGAAGTGTATCCCATTGGCAGTGGAAACGTAAAAAGAAACCACCTTTAGAATACATCATTCCACGAGTGGATAAGGATGTTGAAGCTGGTATCGCGCTTCTTGACACTATAGATGAAAGCCTTGATAAAGCTAATGTGCAGATTAAGCATATGATTCAAGGTAATCATGATGAATGGCTTGATATGTTTGTTGAAGAGCATCCATATCTACCTCAGTATAAATTTGATAAAGCTTTATCCTTAAAGGATAGAGGTTATAAATATCATAAAGCTGGGGATTATTTGAAAATAGGCAAAATGCACTATTATCATGGTCATCATTTTGGAGGACAATATCATACAGCTAACCATTTAAGAAGGCTTGGTACATCTGTGATGTATGGCCATTGGCATGGCATTCAGATGATGGGTGCTACAAGCATGTCAGGGCCCCTAGAAGCCTGGAGTATTGGTTGCTTGAAGGATATGTCCAAAGAGAAAAATAAGTGGCTTAAAGGGCGTCCTATAGATTGGGCTCATGCCTTTGCTATAGTAGATTATTATGCAGGTGGTGCTTTTACGGTTAGTTTAGTTAGAATCGTAGATGGGAAAGCATCGTTATGGGGTCAGGAGCT